GGGCTTCTCTGGGAGTCCCCGGGCAACGAGGTGGGGCACCGACACCTGGCGAACATCTCCGACGATCCTGAGCACTCCTACGCGGTGAACGTGTCCGAGATGATCGCCAAGTTCGAGGCCGCCACCGGCCGGGACATCCTGCAGGCGATGGACGACGGGGTCACCTTCACCCTGTGGCACAGCCACCCCAGCGGCCTCGTCGGACCGTCCCGCGGCGACGTGAGGCTGAAGCAGGAGGCGCTCACATACATGGTGGTGACCGTCAACGCCGACCAGACACTTACGGCTACCTTATTCTGAGGCGGTGACACATGAGCGCCTGGCAGATATTCTTCGGCTGGCCCAACGGCCAGGTCTGGCCGAACCTAGTCGCCTCGGCGGTCACCTCCGCGACGGCGATCCTGGCCCTGGGCTGGCGGGTGCTGAAACGGCTTGACAGACACCACGAGGCTAGGATGGCCCAGGACCGACAGCACCACCAGACACTGTTGACGGCCATACACAGACAGACTACGCCTATCGTGGGGGGTGACCATGACCACAGTCACGGCTAGCGGCGACCAGGTGAACTTCTCGGTCGACGAGGGCTCCCAGCGGGTGCTGACGTTCACCTGCCAGAACTCCAACGGCACCACGCAGGACCTCACCGGCATCGTGGTGGAGTTCTCGGCCGAGGCGACGAACTTCTCGCAGACGATCAAGATCCTCAGCACCGACCCGTCCAACGCCATGGGCTCGGTCAGCATTCCCACACCGACCAACGGTCAGATCATCCTCACACTGTTCCCGGCGGCCACCTCCGCGCTGTACGCCTCGCGTGGCGGCTACAGCTACTGGTCCCTGTGGGCCCAGCCGAACACCTCCTCCGCGTACACCATCGTGGCGGGCGAGATCACTCCCAACCGGGTGGCGCAGCCATGAGCGATCCGCGATGTGAGGTCCGAGACGAGGGCACGTTCAGGTTCGTGCACGACTGCCTCATGCACGACGGCACCACGCCACACCCGGACGAGTCGCGCAGCCTGCCGCTCGGCGCTGACGGTTGGGCGTGGGTCGGTGAACCTGGGCTGACCATACAGCCGTCCATACACTGTCTCAGGTGTGGAACACACGGCTTCTGGCGCGACGGAGGGTGGGTACCGGCATGACCGTAGTCGTCCTAGACCAGATGCGCACCGTCACGGTCGTACAGAGTAGCCCCTCCAGCCTCATCACAGTGTCCCAGACCGGTATGCAGGGTCCGCAGGGCAACCCGACGACGGTGAACGGCCACACGGGCGCCGTCATCACCCTGACCGCGGCCGACGTCGGCGCCATCGCCACCACGGCTCGCGGGTCGGTCAACGGGGTCGCCTCACTCGACGGCAGTGGCCTGGTGCCGTACGCCCAGCTGCCGGTGACCACCATCGCCGGGTCGTTCATGGACCTGAGCACGAACCAGACGGTCGCCACCGGCATAAAGACCTTCTCCGTGTCCCCGATCGTGCCCACACCGACCACCGGCACCCAGGCGGCCAACAAGAGCTACGCTGACCTCATGTTGCCGCTGACCGGCGGCACCATGACCGGCGCCATCGTGCTGGCTGCAGATCCGGTGGCGGCACTGCAGCCGGCGACCAAGCAGTACGTCGACGGCGTCGCGCAGGGCCTCACCGTCAAGGGGTCGGTCGTCGCGGCCACCACCGGCACTCTGCCGGCGAACACCTACGCCAACGGCACGTCGGGTGTGGGAGCGACGCTGACCGCCACGGCCAACGCGGCTCTGGCGGCCCAGGACGGCACGACGCTGACCGTGAACCAGTCGCTGCTGGTGAAGAACGAGGCCACGGCGGCCAACAACGGCATCTACACGCTGACCCAGGTCGGCGACGGCACCCACCCGTACATCCTGACCCGCCGCACCGACAACGACCAGGCCGGCGACATCCCCGGCGCGTTCGTCTTCGTCGAGACCGGCACCGTGAACGCCGGATCGGGCTTCGTCGTCGCCGGCGCAGGGCCCTACACGGTCGGCACCACGGCGATCAACTGGACCCAGTTCAGCGGCGCGGGTGAGATCACCGCCGGGTCAGGGCTGACGAAGTCCGGCAACACTCTGTCGATCACCGCCCCGGTCACCATCGCGCTGGGCGGCACCGGGTCGATCACACAGAACTTCGTCGACCTGACCACCGCCCAGTCGGTGGCGGGTGCTAAGACCTTCAGCGCCGCGATGGCGATCAACACCGGCACTAACGGCGCGCTGACGGTCACCGGCTCGGTCACAGGCCAGCAGCTCTTCCGAGGTGTGGGCAGCGACATCACAACGGTCGCCTTCGAGACCGAGGTCACCGGCGACACGGTGCACCGGTTCGTCTTCGACACCACCGGACGCCTCGGGTGGGGCCCGGGCTCGGGCAGCCGAGACACAAACCTGTACCGTAACGCCGCGGGAGTACTGAAGACCGACACCGCCTTCGTCGCCGGCACGACGGTCAACGGCACCACCGATATCCAGGTCAACGGTGCAAGTGTTGGCCGAGGTTACATCGTCGCAACTGTCACGGCGAACACTAACGGCAGCACCGGTGGCGCCACAGAGACCCTGGACACGGTGCTGAACACGCTTCAGTTCTCCGCCATCAGCGGTCGTCGATACCAGGTTGGCATGAACAGCCTTGTCGGTAACGGCGCCGCCGCAGCCGACAGATACGCCATCCGTATACGGGACTCAGGGTCATCCTCGGCGCCGACCACGGCCAGCACCATGGTGGCCGAGACCTTCTGGGTCGCATCTACGTCGGGCACCACTGGCCGAGCAACTATCGCGGTGGGGGGCACATTCGTCGCAGGATCGACCGGCACCCACACGATCGGCATGTTCTCACAGACCATCTCGGGCACCGGGCCGTTCACGCCGGTCCAAGGTAGCATACCTCGAGAGATGTACGTAGAAGACCTCGGACCTGTCTAGGAGTTATGATGGCCAACACAGTAACCAAGACCGGCTACAGAGTTCAGATCGACTCGACCAGCGCAGGGTCGGCAGTCGTGACCTTCACCGCGGAGGACGACGGCTGGTCCGACGAGCTCGCTCAAGCACTATGGGCGGCCACAGAGGGCCTGGCTTGGCCTCCCGGGTGTGGTATCATCATCACCAAGATCGGGGTCGTCACAACCACGTACGACACCAACACGTCTGGCACGAGCCTGACGTTCAGTTAGGAGTAAGGCATGCCTCGTACAACCATCCCCGTGACCTCGGTCACCCGTGCGGGAGTCGCCGGAGTCGCGCCGACCGCCTGCGACGTCTCCAATGGCAACCAGTGCACCAACACCGGCACCACGACCTGGCTCGAGGTCACCAACAGCGCCGGCACCAGCGGCACGATCACCGTGCAGCCGACCCGCGGTGTGGATGGGCAGCTGGTCGCGCCGGTCAGCCACACGATCCCCGCGACAACCACCACGCCTGTCAAGATGGGTCCGTTCTCGACCCAGGACTACGGCCCGCTGATCCTGTTCAACGGCAGCGCGGCGACGATCCTGGTCTCGCCCTACTCCATGTAGGAGGTGCACGATGTCCTACCGATTCTTCGCCGACCAGCGCATGGGGTCGGAGTACGGCGGCGTCGCCTACGTTAACCGCATCGTCACCAACACGGTCCAGCCGAAGGAGCCTGGCGCGCTCACGGTCAACGAGCGACTCCGGCTCGGCATGAAGACCGGTCAGGACGACAACTCCATGTCGCTCGAGGACCTGCGGCAGTTCGCCGGCCTTCGGCACGACGACGGTCGTCCTTCGTGGTTCGTCACCGGCCAGCCCTTCGGCCCGACGTACGCCCAGGCCTGGGCGGCCACGCAAGAGGTCATCGACGCCACGCAGAACTGGATCTGACATGGCCAGTCTCACGACCAAGATGCGAAACAATCTGCCGAACTCGGCGTTCGCCATCCCCAGCCAGCGGGCCTACCCGATCATGGACCGGGCCCACGCGATCGACGCGCTCGCCAGGGTCGCCGCCAACGGCACACCCCAGGAGAAGGCCCAGGTCAGGGCCGCCGTCAGGCGACGGTACCCCGACCTGCCCTCCAGCAAGAGTTGATCCCAAGGATTTCGCCTGGTAAAATCCTTTCATGGGTGAAATCAGGCGAAACCATGGGCGTAACCCTTCAGTAAAGCAGTGCTTGGAGTGCCGAGAGTGGCTACCAGTCACTGAGTTTGTGAAGAAGCGACACCTTTTCACTCCTCGGTGCAGATCTTGTCATCAACCTTGGATGCTAGCTCGTAAATGGGGCATGACTCTAGATCAGTACCTTGACTTTGTGGCTGATGGTAGATGCCATATCTGCGGTAGTGATGAACTGAGAGTAAGAAACGGTCAAACAACTGCCTTGACAGTCGACCATGATCACAACACTGGCCAGGTTCGAGGGTTACTCTGCAGTAACTGCAACCTAGGTCTCGGGATGTTTGATACTCCCGAGAAGTTGATGGCGGCTATGGAGTATTTGGGGAAGGAGCCTTACCCATATGTCGCAAGATCCAAGCCTAGTGTTTAGGAAAGATTTATACTTCGAGAAGACGGACTACGTGCCGCACGGCGGGCAGCGCCTGGTCCACTACAACCCCGCCCGGCACCGGGTGCTCTGCAACGGCCGACGGTGGGGCAAGACCCTGGTGGGCGGCAAGGAGTGCGAGGCCGCGGCCTTCGTCAAGAACTTCCTGGGCATGCCCCAGCGAGGGTGGATCATCGGTCCTGAGTACTCCGACTGCGAGAAGGAGTTCCGGATCGTCTACGACACGTTCAAGGCGCTGGGGATCGACACCGTCTCCGATCGTTTCTTGAACAACGTCGAGAACGGCAACATGCACATCCGCACCAAGTGGGGATTCGACCTCGAGTGCCGATCGGCGAAGCACCCTGAGAGCCTGGTCGGCGAGGGGCTGGACTTCGTGCTGCTCGTCGAGGCGGGTCGCCACAAGCGGAAGATGTGGGGTGACTATGTTCGTCCGGCGCTGTCCGACAAGCGTGGCTGGTCTCTGGCGAGCGGTGTGCCGGAGGGTGCGGCGGAGGACTCACTCCTCTACAGTCTCTTCCAGCGAGGCCAGGACCAGTCCAAGCCTACCTGGTGGTCCATCCGCATGCCCTCCTGGACCAACGTCACAGTCTTCCCAGGCGGTTGGAGGGATCCTGAGATCCAGGAGGCCAAGGACGACCTCACCGACGACGAGTTCCGCCGGCAGTACGGCGCCGAGTTCGTCGAGCGTGTGGGAAGGGTCATGGCCGAGTGGGACTCCGACATACACGTCAAGCCGCTCGAGTACAACCGCGCCCTTCCGCTGTACGCAGCGGTAGACTTCGGCTACGTCAACGACTGGGTATGGCTGCTCATCCAGATCGACAACTGGGGCAAGATCTACGTCATCTACGAGCAGCGATGGCAGTTGAAGGACACCGAGGAGATCGCCAAGGAGATCCTCCAGCATCCTCTCACGCAGCACGTGCAGATGATATACGTCGACCCGGCTGCGCCCTCCGACGCCTCGATTCTGCGCCGGGTGCTGCAGAAGAACACCCACAACGGCACCGGGGGCGAGATTCTCGACCGGGTGCGCATGATCCGACGGGCGCTGACCCGACGCCCACAGCACCTGCCCGACGACCACCCCGACAAGCAGCCAGGGATGTGGGTCGACGGCGGGTGCAACCAGCTGATCTGGGAGATGCGCCAGGGTTATCGGTGGCCGGAGCGCAAGGACCAGAAGTACGGTGAGGGCAAGAGCCCGAGCGAGCTGCCGCTCGACAAGGACAACCACGGCGTCGAGGCGCTGGGCCGATTCTTCAAGGGCCACGTTGGTGCCTCGGCATCGGACCCCGCCGGCGGCGTGACCCGGACACACAAGACATCCACACGACTGGTGGGAGGTAAGCGACGATGACGACCAAGTACTTCGGCGGACAGCCTCCCTGGCGCGCGTACCCTTTCCCGAACGGCGAGGCGCCGAACTGGCTGCCCAACGACGACTCGGAGCGGGCCGCCTGCTACGACTCTCTTGAGTCGATGTACTGGAGCGAGGACGCCTCCTACACGCTGCGCGTCCTGGTCACAGAGCAACCGATCTACTCGCCCAATCCGCGCATCGTGGTCGACACCATCGCCCACTACCTTCTCAAGGGCCTGAAGATCGGTGTGGAGGACCCTGAGAAGAACAAGCAGGAGGCCTCCGACCTGGAGGACTTCCTCGACCGGGAGATGTTCTACCCTCGGTTCCACGCGGCGAAGCATGGCGGCTGCATCCGGGGCGACTTCTGCCTCCACATGACCGCAGACCCCGACAAGCCCGCCGGCAAGAGGGTCTCGCTGACGTCGGTGCACCCCGGCAAGGTGGTGCGCAAGTTCGACGACGACGACGGCGAGCACATCACCGAGGCCTGGATCATCGAGCAGTACTGTGACCCCGACGACGAGGACCAAGACCTCGTCAGGCGGCTCCACTACTGGTACGAGGTCGGCGACGTCTCCACCAAGACCGACGACCCCGACGAGTTGCCGCCGATCGATCAGGAGATCGCCCCCGCCGGCGAGACCCGCCTCGTGTGGAGCGAGGAGGAGATCCTCTACAACGACGACACCCTCTGGGGCGACTCGGAGCGGGTGCGACAGGTCGTCAACTTGGCGGCACCGCTGCCCGAGGAGGTCGACCACATCCCGGTGTTCTGGTTCAAGAATATCCCGATGGACGGCCAGCCCTTCGGTTCGTCCGACCTGCGCGGCCTCGAGCGCATGTTTCGCGGAGTGAGCCAGCAGATCACCGACCTCAACATCGCCATGGCGCTGGACGGTCTCGGCCAGTACGTCACCGACGCTCCGCCACCCTCGGGCCCCAACGGTCAGGAGCTGAGCTGGACCATCGAGCCGGGTCAGGTGCAGCAGGTGCCGAACGGCAACTTCTTCAAGCGTGTGGAGGGTGTGGGATCGGTCCAGCCGATGCTCGACACCATCGGCTACGCTGAGAACCAGATCAACCAGGCCTCCGGAGTGAGCGCGGTCTCGATGGGCGACGTGCCGCCCGCGGTCTCGAGCAACCCGATGGCTCTCGCGGTGAACTTTATGCCGACCCTGTCCAAGGTCGAGCAGCGGGACCACTTCGGCATCGCTCGCCTGAAGCACGTCTTCTGGCAGTGGACCCACTTTCGCGAGGCGTACGAGGGTAAGGTCTGGCCCGCGAAGCTGAAGGTCACGGTCGTCATCGGCGACAAGCTGCCTCAGGACCGCACCGCTCGGGTCAACGAGCTGAACAACATGCTCGACCGGGACATCATCTCCAAGGCCTACTACCGCCAGGAGATGACTCTGTTGGGGTACCAGTTCCCTGACGACATTGAAGAGCAGGTCGACGAGGATCGCGAGAAGGAGCTCAAGTACAACGCGCCAGTCGACCAGGAACCAAACGTCCCTGCTGAGACCGCACTCGCTGCAGCGAGCGCCGCTCTTCAGGGGGGCGGGAATCCTGATCAGATGCCCGCCGGGGTGAACGGCCAGAAGTCCACGACTCTGCCGCCGAAGCCCAACCAGAGTAACAACAAGCGGAAGACCAACGAGTCCGACGGGACAGAGTCGGGTCAGAAGCTTGCCAAGCAAACCACGGTCAAGAAGGCGTGACGCCGGACCGTCTACAGAGAGGGGTTGCGTGATGCTTCCCAAGACTGAGCTGGCCCCGTGGCTCAAGAGCGTGACGCTCTTCGGCTACGAGAGTGAGGGTGAAGAGGGCGGCGCCGAAGGTGGCGCTGGTGAGGGCAAGGGTTCGGAGGGTGGTGAAGGCGCCGAGGAGGAGACCTCCGAGGACGAGCTCACCAATCTCAAGAAGGCCCTGGCCGCCGAGCGCCTGCGGAGCAAGAACCTCGCCCGAGAGAACAAGACGCTCAAGGGCACGAAGGGCGCGGCCTCGACCGAGGAAGGCGAAGGGGAGGGCCAGGAGAGCGATCAGGATAAGGGGAAGGCGCCGAATGAGCGATCGCTCAAGAAGGCCAACCTCGAGGCCCAGGGAAAGCTCGAGAAGCTCGCCGCCGGCTTCCGCAACGCCGAGCTCAAGTCGACCGTCCGCGAGATGGCCGACAAGCTGGGCTTCGTCGACTACGAGGACGCCCTGAACTCGCTCGACAAGAGCCTGCTCAACTACGAGCAGGACGAGGACGACCCGTCCATCGTGGTGTGGGATGAGGCGGAGATCAGGACCGCGCTGAAGGATCTCGCCAAGCGCAAGCCACACTTCCTCAAGCAAGGTGACGGGGCAGGTAAGACCGGCGCCGGCAAGACTCCCACACGACCGAGCGGCTCCAAGTTCGCCGGCGCTGGGAAGCCCAGCACGACCGACAGCAAGGCCCAACTCGAAGGTTTCAAGTCGAGGTTCCCCGCTCTGCGCGGGGTGCGGCCTCCACAGGGATAAACAGAAAGTAGGTGAACCATGACCGACGCTCGGTATGACAAGGTCAATCCCGACGTTGGGCTCTTCCGTGCTCCGCTCGCGGTCGCGATCTCCGGCGGCTCCGTGAGCTCCACCGGTGGCTACGGTCCGGTCGCCGTCTCGCTGAACGCGAGCGGCCAGGTCGTCATCGGCACGGGCGGTCAGTCCGGCTTCGTGGGAGTCTTCTGCAAGAACTTCCCGATGTACCCGCGCATGGGTAACATCCCGGGCCAGCCCAACATCGCAGTCCCGATCGGTGGCACCGCCGGCAGCATCGTCGACGTCATGACGGCTGGCGAGATCACCAACGGCGCGGGCTGGGTCGCCGGCACGGCGTACTACGCCGCGGCTGACGGCACTCTCACGACCAACCCCGCCGACGGCCCGCAGGTAGGCTACACGGTCGGCTCCGATCGTCTCGTGGTTCGCGCCGACATCGGCGGCATCCCCGGTGGTGGCTTCCTCGGCATGACCGCGAGCGGCACCGCGCAGGCCGCCACCACCGAGACCGCGCTGCAGACCATCTCGCTGGACGCCAACGAGGTCATCGCCGGCTCGGTCTACGAGTTCAAGCTGTTCGGCCTGGCCACCCTCGACGGCACCCACACCGAGCAGGTCAACATCCGGCTCGGCGGCATCGCGGGCACCTCGATCGCGGCGAGCACCGCCTCGGCGTTCAGCGCCGTGACGGCCGTCCCGTTCGAGATCGAGGCGACGGTCAACTTCCACAGCACCACCAAGGCGGTGGCCTCCGGTCGGGTGTTCATCCAGGGCGCCACGGGCAGTCCGGTGCTCTTCGGGTCGGCCGCCGAAGTGACGGTCGCCACGAACGTCACCCAGACCTTGGGTGTGGACGTGCTGGCGAACGGCGCCGGCAACTCGATCACCGTGCTCGGCGGCTACGCCAAGCGCGTCGCCTAACACACACGAGAGGAGGACACTAACAATGGATACCTTGCTGTATGGGGAGACCCCGGTCATCCACAGCAACCCGGTGACCCGCAAGAACATCTTCGCCCGCATGCTCGAGGGCGAGGACATGGAGAGCATGGTCCTGCGCGGCTTCGACGAGGGTACCCTCGAGCGCTCGGACGTACTGGTCCAGGCCGCCGACGGCTCGGACATCAACGAGATCTGGACCGAGATCCAGCAGATCCTGGCGACCTGGAACTCCCAGCGCCAGCGGCTGATCGACTACCTGACGTTCAACGTCGACGAGGTCGTCAGCTACGTCGGTGTCCCGACCGAGGTCGACTTCGAGATCGCGTCGGAGTACGGCAAGCCGGTCGGCATCCGCGGCGGGAACTACTACTTCCGCGGCTACGACTTCCAGTTCTACGACCTGGCCATCCGGTACACCTGGATGTTCCTGGCCGAGGCGAGTCGGCAGCAGATCGACAACTACACCAACATGGCGCTCGAGGCCGACAACCGACTGATCTTCAAGAAGGTCATGTCGACGGTCTTCAACAGCGCCAACGGCGTGGGCGTCGCGGATAAGAACATCCCGACCACGGTGTACAAGTTCTACAACGGCGACGGCGAGGTTCCGCCGGCGTACAAGAACATCACCTTCACCGGGTCGCACAGCCACTACTACACGTCCTTCAGCCTCCCCTCGGCGGTCAACAACACCGCGGTGCAGCCGGCCACGATCGACGACCTCGAGTCGGACTTCTACAACCACGGTTACACCCTGCAGAACGGGTACGACCTGGTCATGTGGGTCAACCGCACCGAGGGCCTGAAGATCCGCCAGTTCAAGGTGGTCAACGGCGCCCGCTACGACTTCATCCCCTCGCAGGGTGTGGGCGGCGGAACCTACATCCCGTTCAACTCCGGGATCGTCGGCCGGCCCGACGGTTCCCCGGTCGAGGGCGAGATCGGCACCTACGGCCCGTGGCACATCATCGAGGAGCCGTACATCCCGTCCGGCTACCTGGTGGGCCTCGCGTCCGGCGGCGAGCTCAACATCAACAACCCCGTCGGCATGCGGCAGCACACCAACCCGGTGTACCAGGGCCTCAAGCTCATCCCGGGTCCCGACGGCTCCTACCCCTTGACGGAGGCGCACTACCGGCGCGGCTTCGGCACGGGCGTCCGTCAGCGCGGCGGCGGCATCGTCGTCCAGCTGGTCAACAACTCGTCGACCACGTACACGGTTCCGACCGCGTACAACTCGTAAGGAGGTCTCTAACATGCCCGACATGACGGAGCCCCCGGAACTCCTCAACCGCGACGGCGAGAAGATCGCCGTCTTCCGCAACTCGGACGGCTCGTTCTTCTCCAATCACCCGGACTACCCGATGGCTCTCGCGATGCACGAGCAGCGGGTC